TCTGAATGTAGAAAATGTCTCGGTAGGCGGTTCTTTGTCCGTGACGGGTTCAATCGAAGGATACCAAGAAACGTTAATCGCTGGGACAAACATTACGATTACTGGCAACACAATTAGTTCAGCAGGTGGCGGTGGCGCTTTACCAGCAAACGCAAACTTTTCAAGTGTAAATACAAGCACATTAAATGCTTCTACTATCGACACGAGTGGAGATGTTTCTATTGGCGGACAACTGGATTGCGATTTGGACGCTTTTCATTATAGTGCTGGAAATGATAAAATCACCAAAGGAACAAACGCAGATGTATCGTGGACTTCAACAAGACGAGGGTCGGACATACAAAATGGTGATAGTTTTAGACCAAAATATACGGGCAAATATTCTATAACCTTGGCTATATTCTTGACCGCACAATCAAGCGGACAAGTTAGAGTTGGACTAAAACTAAACGGTTCAGAGTATAACTTAAATGGTGGAGCAGGTACATATATTATATCCGCCGATAGTGCCAATAGTGATGTAAATATGTTTACAGGCAATATCATTGTGGACGCAGTAGCAGGACAAGATATAAAAGCATTTGTTAAAATAGGAACATTAAGATATTATGGGTCACACTCTTATTTGGCGGGATATTATATTGGAAATCTCTAATTTATTTTCTAACCTTATAATATGGTGGACTACGTTTCTGTGTTAGAAAAACATTATTCAGAGGTAGGTTTTGGTTTAGAAGACAATTCTTATAATAGTATCCAGTTTGAATATGGAGAAGTTCCGTCTAAAGAACATTTGGATGTATTATGGACTGAAATGGAAATAGATGTAATACGAGAAAAAAGAAATAAGTTATTACAAGAGAGCGATTTCAGAGCGGTTTCAGATTACCCGCAACGAGACAAATGGATAGTATACCGCCAAGAGTTGAGGGACTTTCCGAGTGTGTGGACGCCCGAGACACCGTTTCCCGAAAAACCCGAATAAAATAATATGTACCTATACTATGTATATATTATTAATCTACAACGAGCAAGAGTGTAAGCAATTAAACTGTATATGGTTATATAGCACCATTAAAGAGTTGATGGAAAACACAAAAAACATTATTAAGTATAGTGACATAAATCGTAAAACAAGAATTTATAAGACCGCAAAAAGCTTTTTTCGTGTGTTGAAAATATCAAGTGCAGATAGAAAAAAGTATTTCAAATAAAATCTAGTACTATATTATAATGCCGTCTAAATATCTATTTTTAGAAAATGCTAACCGTAGTTTGAGCGTATGGGACAACCTACCTACCTTGCAGCAATCTTCTCGTGAATGCTATATAAGCGTGGCTTCCGTTAAATTAATCTTTGATGATGTTCCGCTCTTTTATGCTGTGAAACTTAAAATAGATTTACCAGTCATAAACTACGCATCGTCTTCCAACAGTATCCCCGTGATTGCTATGTTGTCGCAAGGCACGAATAACATTACTTCGGCGGGAACAACAGAAAATAAAGTATTTGAACTTATCCACGCCGACCAGATACAATTATTTAGTAATGATAATCTTAAACGAGCAAAATTTGTATTAGAAGACGAAGATGGTACGGAGGTTGTTTTAGATGCTGACGATAGATTAGATATTATGCTAAAAATAGATTACGTAGACCAACTAGCAGTCACGAATCAATATATTGGCGAAATACCTAAGCATCTTTAGAGAGCATCTTCACGATTATTTATGATGATATTATTACCTTCACTACTACTATCATCGTTTTCGTACATATCAATCTTAACTAAATGGTCTCGTTTATCGTTGACGAGAATAACTTCACTCTGTTCCACCAGTTTCACATAAGACGAGTATGCTTTGTTTAAGAACTCTAATTCTGAGATACCTCTTTGTTCTTCTGTTAAGGATAAAAACTTATAAATGTCTAGCGACAAGATTTTAAACTTTATAGATAATTCTTGTTCTATGGCAAGAGTTTCATTTATCTTCATATACAACTTTATCGACGTAAGGATAGTGATGACAATAGAGATACCACAAGAGACGACGCTAATGAGTTCTTGGTCTAAAAACACATCTGAACCTACTGCAAAACTCCCAGAAAATACAGACAATATAATAGTAGGTATCTCAAAATATTTTGAGACGTGTTTGTAGTATAGATAATTAATAGTGTGACGCTTCGCTTGTAACACACAGTTAAGAACGTAGTTTATTTAGCAGAGTTTCCATAACATATACAAATAAAAAATTAGGATATGTTATTATGAGTTCCTTTACAGGGGAGGTTCGCTGGAAATGTTGCTTCTCTTTTAATTAGAAGTGAAATACTTGATTTACAATTATTATTATTATTATTATTATTATTATTATTATTTACAGGGAAGGAATATAGAATATATTCTAAAGGGGTAGAAGGAAGGGGCTGTTAGAAATGTTAGAAATCGTGCCCCAAATATGACAAAGTATCCCATGAGAGGAGATATTAAATATACTTTACCGAAATAGGGGCAGGATTTCTAACATTTCTAACACCTTATGGTTGGTGGCCTAACTCCTCGTCGTCAGTATCACAATCGTCGGGCGGTTTCAATTTAATACCGTGTATCCTCTCACAATCTACAACTTTCCCACCAACTCTGGACGGGTTATTCCGAAATTGTCTCTTCAAAACGATATGGTTGCTAATCAATTCGCTAAACGCTTTCTTGTTAAGGTTTCTCTTCTCTAATTTAGTAAGGTTAGAATATAGGTCACTTGCTTTGTATAAGTCAAAGACATCTTTCACCTTCACATACTCGCTATTGTCTGCCGTTGTTTCATAATTTTCCATCATCCAACCATACATCTCGTCACTGCCCAAAACATATTGTTTAGATAAATTCTTAATACGCTCGGGGATGTAAAGCTTTGCAGGTGCATTTTCCAAAATATAGTGAAAGAAAGCACACGAATGTTCTATTTGCCATACCTCGGTCTTGTATTCTAAATTGCCTTGGTAGATGCCCTTACTTTCATCTACGTCGTCAGGATTAGACACGAATGTGCTCTCAAAAGGAATATCCACGATACGCTCCAGCACACTGGTATCCATGCGTCCGCTCAACAATAGTTTCTTGTTTAATTCAATTATCAAAACCATCCACAACAAAGTGGTAGTAACTCCACAGTATAAACCACGAGCAGCGATTTCAGAACAACCCGTTAATTCTTTCGCAAAACCAGTTTGTATTTTACAACCATCTTCAGGTTCGCTGCTAACCACCATACGCATTTTATGTAAGTTGGCCAGTTCTGGATTAGCACCAGTTTTTTTAACTTCTTTGGTTAAAACTTCAATGGACATTTTGTAAGCGTATTGTCCCAGCAATTTAAATGCCAGTTCGTTTATCAAGCCCTTGCCATTTCTGCCTTGCCCGTTTGCAATAAACAATTTCTCCGGGTGTTCTCCCGATAGACACAATCTTAGCACACTAAGATAACACTTACCTACTTCAGGGTCGGGGAAAATGCTTTGGAATACTTTCGCAACCGTTGCTATTTGTGTATCAGTAGGGTTAACATAATCACGACCAGTATTTTGTGTGATATAATCTTCTTTTTTGATGTCATAGGGTAGTCCTGTCTTCAAGTCAAACGCTTTATTCTTGAACGCAAATATATATGGTTTATTATCAAATATATCTTCCGTATCACAGTGTTCACTATACATTTTATCCATTACAAAGGCAGAAACGTTAGAAAGTTTGCTTTTACCGCATATTTGTTTCATATAATCCAGAATATTTTTGTATTCTTTCATGTCTTCTTTGTCTTTCACGATTTTCAATTGATTTTCAAAATATTCCCTAATAGTATCTCCAATCATAGTTCGCAAAATATGCGGTTCTTTCTTATCAATAATTCTCCACATATTTTTATAATACAAATACATAGTGTTGTTAGATACGATGCAACAGTCTCCCGCCAGTTCCCAAAATAATTCCGCAAAATCCCTGTCAGTTGGTTCTGTTGGAAATATTTTCACAGTCATCTTCTTATATTCCGTAGGATTAGATAATTTAGCATAATAACGGATTGTGCCTTCACCAGCAGTAATTTCTTCTACAAAGTATTGAGTCCAAGCACTATCGAAGCCACTTTCCGTATAACGTTCGCTTTTCATAGACCAATCCCTTGCATCATCTTCCGTAAAACCACATTTTTTCATAGCATAAACGATTTTTAACCAATCATCTCTATTATCACAATATTTCACATCAATTAAATCCACCAACTGTTTAAGCAGCACTATATCGCTTGACGATTGTGTAATTGTATTTTCTGCCTTTTCTGCCTTTTTCGTAAATTTGTCTTTTATAAAACATTTCTCAAATTGTTCTGGGTGTAGATGGCTTGGTTCTTCACCAGTCCATTCTTTACCTACTCGCTCAAATACTTTTTCTCCTAAAAAGTCCATTTGACAGAGACTACTACAATCCACCGCGTTTTTACGATACGCATCAGGTTTCCCATTTGGAAATTCCACCCAAACGTGGAACCCTTTTGTGTTACCTTTTGTTGTCATAGAATCAATACCAGTATCATTATACAATTGTTCTAACGTATAATTATCCGTATCAATATCCACCACAGCGTAATTCGTGTCTTTTAAATTATAGCAAATAGAAATATATTGGTTGGAGGATTTCTTAAATTCGCATTCTTCTAAAGACCAATTTTGATTATCGTGTAATCCTTCTGATTTTACCGTTTTAGAATGCTTCTCATTCGGCAACAGAATGTATTTGTGTGGAATCGTTTGTAGGAAGTTTGGTTGCGTCATCATCTTATATAATACCGTAAGATTATATTTAAATCAATTTTCCGCAAATATCTATTATTAGTTTTTATAAGAATTGCTAAAGATTCTTATAAAAATAGAGTTGGGTCGATTCTATAAAGCTCCTTAACTCTTTGGTTATATACATTTCTCAAAGTTTGCACGTGAAGATATTTCAGCCTGTTATTCTGTCTCCATTTTTTTACGTAGTCATAATTATTGACGTGAGTCATCTTGTTACTTAATATATTACTGTAAGATAATTTTAAATCATTTTTCTATGTAATATTGTAATTTTGAATTAACGTAGAGACGTCCGTACCCCGATTATGAGAGATACGTCTCAAACCGTTCATAGTGTTGTTCTCTCTTAGCACAATTTTGACAATAGTTCCTTCATTTATATTCCCGATATCTGCGGTAATTTTTTAACAATTCGGTCAATATTGTCAGTCTCTCTTAAAAGGTAATCTAAAGTTTTAATAGCGGTAAGAAACTTTGGATTTGTAATAAGGTGTAGTTTCGTTCCATACTTGTTTACCGTTTTATAATTGTTGCGGATATAAGTAACATGCTTTTTACCTAAGACAAAAAAATTATCGGTATCGTTAGTTTGCTTTTTAGATTTAACCACTTTTGCAATCAGGTCTAGGTTCCGCACGTTATATATTAAAAACAAGTACATTATAGCATACCCTTTATAGTCACCTTTGTCATATAGATTTTCCATATGATTTTTCATCTCGCTTAGCGTAGGTAGAAAAGGGTCCTCTGCCATATCCTTTTGCCGAGTTTGGCTTTCCTTTTGAATTGCTTCATTCGCAAGCTTGATATAGGCTACAATTTCGTCGTTTGGTTGGTTCTTAAATTGCAGATACTTTGACAACGTATTGGCTCTTGACAAACGCCTACTCCAAGTTTCATTTAAATTTAATTGGTTTATAATCATTTTTTGCGATACACCTACCTTGCCGTAGTTTTTTATATTTCTCATATGTGCATCAATAGTACTATTATTTAGTTTTTGCAATTCAAGATATTCTCTAAATTCCATATTATATTATACAGATATTATTTTAAACTCAATTCTTTTGCTTGTATTTTGCCAAATGGTGAATTACTATTTAAAATTTTAGTCAAAGTAGATTTTTTCAAACGCTTTTGATATAAGACATAATAGTCCTTATTTGGTGGAAGTTTAGCATCATCCTCGGCTATATGTGCTATATAATCTATAATTACTTCGTCTATTTCTTGAATTGAATAATTTTTTATGAGTTCCTCTAATAACATTTTACCGTCACTTGAATAAAATAAATCTGGTGGAAATATAATCTTTTTATTTTTTAACGAGTGTTTCAATTGTATTCCTCATATCACCTATATTGGTTTGATATAATAAATAAGTTATGGTGTGCATATCCCATTCATACACTATACTTTTTATTACTTGTGGTAGTGGCATCTTTTATCATTCTATATCATTCTATATTATTCTTTTTTCACTTCATTTTTTTGTGAATTAGATGTAAATTGATTTTTGTACTGAAACTCAAAAAATTGAAATGCTTTTACAATTACAAGCAACTACAACAACGAATGAAAAATGATAACCGACTTTACTACCGAGCAACTCATTAACGAGCTGAAGAAACGTGGTTGTTTGATACAAGTCATAAAACCGAAAACCTACGAATTACAAGAGGACTGCTGGACTATTGTGAAGGAATTTGCTGGTATATACGACTGGACGACCAAATGGTGTAATATGGATAAAATTGGTATTGATAGATTACATACGTATTACAAAACTTGTTTCCATTTCCGATTTACCAATATTCATTCTAATATACCAAGATTGCGAAAACGTATTCTTAAAAACATAGTTCAACGCTATAAAACCAAGAAGTAATGAACGATTTACGGTTGATGGTAGACCCGCCGATAAAAAGCAAAAAAAAGGATATGTCTTGGTTAAACGATGTAAAAGTTGGCGACGAAGTCTTCGCAAAAGTAAGCAAAATGCCAGGCGAGTGGCTAGGTGTAATTACCAAAATAAACAAAAGTTCTGCTACTTTTAGTTGGTATCCACTTGACCAACAAGTAATGATAGATGGGATAAAACGACATTATTATGTGAAAGAACACATTATAAATAGTCAGTTGATTT